CCCGTGTAATAACAAATCCCGCGCGCGTAAGGCTGGCCCTGCCAAGCCCGCCGAGGTGTCGGATCAGGTCTGGTTGGATTTTCTGGACCACCGGAAAGCCAAGGACGCGCCGGTTAGCGAAACCGTGCTGGTCACGTTCCGGGCCGAGGCGGAAAAGCTGGGTTGGACGCTGGAACAGGCGATGGCCGAGAGCGTGGGGCAGGGCTGGCAGGGGTTCCGGGCGTCCTGGGTCAAGGAATCCGAGCGGAAAAACGAATTTGCCCGCGCTGGTCCCGGATCGACCGCCAGCCAATCAGCTCAAATCGCAGGGATACTCGGAACATGAACGACGAATTTTCAGATGAGGTTGCCCGCCCGGTTTGGGTGAAAGACCCTGAAACTGGCAACGTTCTGCCTGTCGAGCGAGATGCGGAATACCAAGCGGCAATGGCGCAGTTCTATGCCGCTGAATGCGAGCACCCGAACAAAATCCCTATGCGGGTTCCGATCGCGGATGGCCGGACGCAAGTCTCACTTGGCTGCACGGTTTGCGGCGCTCGCATCGGTTCGGCTATGTCTCAAAAGGACAGGGAGTGGGTAGAATCCCTTCCAATCATTCGCGAAGAATGGGCGGACACATACAATTCCCGACGCGGAGAGCAGCGGCGTGATATTCTGCTGGCCTTAGCCCGTAAGCAGTTTGCCGCGAGGGGCCGGTTTACAAACTCATACCGCGAATACCTCCGTTCGCCAGAATGGGCGTCGCGCCGGGCCAAGGTTCTCAAGCGTTGCAAGGGGATTTGCGAAGGTTGCGGAGACGCGGCCGCCGAGGAAGTCCACCACCTCAGTTACCGCCATTTCATGAACGAATTTCTCTTTGAGTTGGTCGGGCTTTGCGAGCCTTGCCACGACCGCTGGCACATTGACGGCGAAGAAGATCGCTTCCGTTCATGAACGCCAACGCTTCAACCACAGACAGAGGAACCCGGTAGCATGAGCGACTGGCAGCTAATCGAAACCGCGCCGAAGACTAGCGAGGATGGGCATTCCCCCAACATCCTCCTGCTGAATTGGACGCACGCCGAGGACTACCCGGCATCAATCACAGTAGGCTTTTGGGGGCATGTGGATCCCTACGCGCTCGATGACCGCATGGGCTGGTGCGACTGGTGCGCCGGAATGGATGACGACGACGTTTGGGAACAGTTTGAGCCGACGCATTGGCAACCGCTCCCTGCACCGCCGAAATCCACCCCATGAAACCCGGCGAAGCAAACGGCAAAGCCCTTGGCTACATCGCCAAAGGTGAGACCAGAGCCCAGCTTCGTGCCCGTTGGGAGGCAGGGGAATTGAAGGGCGCAAGTCCCGCCATCATCGACAACGCGCTCAAGATGGCAGGCAAGTGAACACTCAGGACGGGGACTAAATCATGGGCAGGGGTAGACCAGCAAAGCAGCGCCAACGCATTCAGGCGCGGGCAGACGAAATGCGAAGCCACGGGCAGAGGGTGAACAAGTCTCGCATCGCCCGCGAACTGCATGTGCCGATCAGGACGGTGTTCAGGGTGCTGCCAAGAATTTCGCTTGCCTGATTTTTGTCATAGTTACAGCGGGCGGAAAGTGTGACTAATGGCTAGCCAGCATGGCTGGCCGTCCGTCCAAATATGATCCGAAATATGCGGCGCAAGCTGCGAAGCTTGCTTTGCTCGGCGCAACCGATCAGGAATTAGCAGACTTCTTTGAGGTCCACGTCGCGACCATCCACCGATGGAAGCATGACTTCCCTGAATTTTGCGATGCCCTAAAGGTAGGCAAGGAAGTCGCGGATGAGCGGGTCGAGCGTAGTCTTTACCAAAGGGCAATTGGCTACGAGCAGGAAGAGGTAAAAATCTTCATGCCGGGCGGGGCGGAAAATCCCGTCTACGCGCCATATCGCGCCAAGGTCGCGCCGGACGTAACGGCTGCCATTTTCTGGCTGAAGAACCGCAAGAGTGGGGAGTGGCGCGACAAACAGGAGCTTGAACACTCTGGCGGTGTGACGGTCAACATCCTGCGCTTGGGCGATCAGGCGTGACAACGATCACTTTGCCGCACAACAACTGGCGCCCCCGGCCATATCAGAAACCGCTTTGGCGTTACCTGGAGAACGGCGGGCGCCACGCTGAATGCCTTTGGCACCGGCGCGCGGGCAAGGACGAAATGTTCCTGCATTGGGGTTGTGTTGCGGCCCATCAACGCCCTGCCACATACTGGCATATGCTGCCGATGGCGTCTCAGGCGCGCAAAGCGATTTGGGAGGCGATCAACCCGCATACAGGTAAGCGCCGGATTGACGAAGCATTCCCCCACGAACTGCGGGAGACGACGCGCGAAAACGAAATGCTGATCAAACTGAAGGTCGGCAGCACATGGCAAGTCGTCGGATCAGACAACTTCAACAGCCTCGTCGGTTCACCTCCCGCCGGTGTGGTCTGTTCGGAGTGGGCCCTCGCGAACCCCGCCGCGAGGGCCTATCTTCGCCCGATCCTGGCTGAGAACAATGGCTGGCAAGCCTACATCACCACGCCTCGCGGCAAGAACCACGCATTCCAGACATTCACCGCTGCACTGGCCAATCCTGATGCTTTCGCCCAGCGGCTAACCGTATTCGACACCAAGGCGCTCAGCCCTGAATCTATCGAGAGTGAGCGCAAGGCTTACCACGACGATTACGGCTTTGAGGCAGGCGACGCCCTGTTCCGGCAGGAATACCTCTGCGATTGGGACGCCGCGATCCTTGGCGCGTTCTACGGCAGCGAAATGCGCCGGGCTCTGGACGAGGGCCGCATTGCCGACATTCCCTATGATGACAGCCTGCCCGTCCATACGGCATGGGATTTGGGTTGGTCGGACGACACGGCGATCTGGTTTTTTCAGGTTCACCGGGGCGAAGTTCGTTGCATCGATTACCATTCAGTCAGTGGCGCGGACATCCCGACGATTGCCGGCACGATCCTGTCCAAGCCCTATCGCTACGGCGATCACTGGCTGCCGCACGATGCCCGGCCAAAGACCCTCGCGGCAAATGGCCGGTCGATTGTCGAGCAGCTCTACAGCTACGGCATCCGGGGCAAGATCGTCCCCACCCTGAGCGTGCAGGACGGCGTGCAGGCTGCGCGCATGATGTTCCCGCGCGTGTGGTTCGATGAAACCCGCTGCGACCTGGGGATTGAGTGCCTGCGCCAATACCAGCGCGAATGGGATGCGGAACGGCGGGTGTTCAAGGACAAGCCGCTGCACAACTGGACCAGCCACGGCGCCGACGCCTTTCGCATGATGGCCGTGGCCTATCGGGAAATGAAGCCTGAGCCGCGCGAACAGAAACCGCGCTTCCTTCACGACATGACGGCGAACGAAATCTTCTGGCCGAAGGTGGACACGCCTGTGACTTACGAAAGGATTTGAGATGTCTGCCGCAAATTGTTTCACGTTCAGCAAGTGCTGCCGCCTCACCGCGACTGGATCAACCAAAACCACCACTGTGCCAGCGGGCAATGACCAGATTTTCGCCTATAACGGCGGGACTGATACGCTGTTTTTCAAGTGGGCAGCATCGATCGCGCTGCCGACAGCAGACACATGGACTGATGGGGTGACTGCCTGCCCCCCTGGCACAACGCAGTGCCTTGGTATGCCGATTGACGGGGGCAGCCTGTCCTACATCGCAGTGGCGACGGGCGGCGAGTTCATCCTTGGCACCGGTCAGGGCAACTGATGACCGAACTTGTCTCCCCGGCGGCTGAAACGCAGCCCTATCTCGACGCCATCAAGGCGTATGAAAAGGCCGCGTCCAAGTGGGAGACGCAGGCCAAAAAGATCATCAAGCGTTATCTGGACGAACGCAGCGATCAGCAGCAGACCCGGCTGCGCTACAACATCCTGTGGGCGAACGTCGAAACCCTCAAGCCCGCGATCTATGCCAAGACCCCCAAGCCTGAGGTTGAGCGGCGGTTTTTGGACAAAGACCCGGTTGGCCGGTGCGCTTCGGAAGTGCTGGAACGCTGTCTGGATTACTACGTCGCGACCACCGCGTTTGGATCGACCATGCGGCAGGCGCGCACGGATTACCTGCTTGTGGGACGCGGTATCGCATGGGTCCGCTACGTGCCCACGATGGTCCCCGGCGCCCCTGAACCGGTGCAGTTGACCGACGATTCGGTCATGGGCGACGATGACAATGATGGCGTAGATGATGCCAACGAAGTCATAACATGGGAGGAAGTCGCTTCGGATTACGTCCACTGGAAGGACTTCGGCCACAGCGTTGCCCGCACGTGGGAAGAGGTGAATCTTGTCTGGCGCAAGGTCTACATGACCCGGGCGCAGATGAAGAAGCGCGGGTTTGCTGATTATCTGACCATCCCGCTCGATTATGTGGACAAGGAAATGAAGGACGCGCCCGACGCGGCGCGCAAGGCCACGGTCTATGAGCTGTGGGACAAGAACACCCGGGAAGTGGTCTGGCTGACCAAGACGCATCCGCGCTTTCTGGACAAGCGCGAGGACCCGCTCGGTCTGGACAAGTTCTTCCCCTGCTCCGAGCCGGTGTATGCCACGCTGGCGAACGAAAGCCTGATCCCGGTTCCTGACTTCGTGGAATATCAGGACCAGGCGCAGGAACTGGACGAACTGACCGCGCGCATTTCGGCGCTGCAAAAGGCGATCAAGGCGGCAGGCGTTTATGATGCCTCGCAGCAAAACCTGTCTCGGCTGCTCAATGAAGGCGTGGTAAACCAGTTGCTGCCGGTCGATGGCTGGGCGGCACTTCAGGAAAAGGGCGGCATTCAGGGCGCGGTTGAAATGTTGCCCATGAAGGAGATCGCTGAAACGCTCCTGATGCTTTACGAGGCACGGGAGAAGGTCAAGCAGGACCTATACGAGATTACCGGGATGTCCGACATCATCCGGGGCGCGACGAAGGCCAGCGAGACGGCCACGGCACAGAACATCAAGAACAACTACATCACGCTTCGCCTGTCGGAAAAGCAGCGCGAGATGCAGCGGTTCGCCCGCAACACCATCGAGATCATGGGCAACGTCATCTGTCGGCATTTTCAGGATGAGACGATCAAGCAGGTGTCGGGCGTCCAGTTGATGACCGAGGCTGAAAAGCAGCAGGTCAAGATGGCCCCGCAGCTTGCCGCGCAACAGGCGCAGTTGATGGGCCAGCAGCCGCCCCCGCCGCAGCCGATCCCGGATGATGTC